CCACCCAGCCCATTATGGGAGGGGATTTAACCGCTGTGGGTGTTAATATTGTTGACAGGACTGTCTGTCGCCTACGCCCCGTAATGCCTCAGAACTTCCTTATTGACCCCGTAGCCACCTCCGTGGAGGACGCTTTAGGCGTTGCTGTGGATGAGTTTGTCTCCGCACACACCGTTGAGCAGCTACAGGAAGCTGGGGTTTACAAGAAGTGTCACGTAGGTTCAGCAGCCCCAGACTTTGACATTGAGCCAGATCAAGACCTAACCACCTACGCAGACGACAAAGTACGTCTTACTAAGTACTATGGGTTAGTACCTGCTTACTTGTTGGCTGACGCTCAGGCTCAGTTAGCTAAGAGTAATGAGGATGACGACGATGACGTTGCTGAAGAAATCGTTGAGATGGACGGTGAGTTAGAGCTTGATTCAGAAGAGTACTACGTAGAGGCCATCGTGGTTATTGCCAATGGTGGTATTCTTCTCAAAGCGGAAGAAAACCCCTACATGATGCAGGACAGACCCATCGTAGCATTCCCATGGGACGTTGTACCGTCTCGCTTCTGGGGTCGTGGAGTCTGTGAGAAGGGCTACAACAGCCAGAAGGCGCTGGACGCAGAGATTAGAGCACGTATTGACGCTCTGGCCCTTACAGTCCATCCTATGATGGCTATGGACGCTACACGTATCCCCAGAGGCTCTAAGCCTGAGGTACGTGCGGGTAAGCTTATCCTCACCAATGGTAATCCAGACGAGATCCTAAAGCCCTTTAACTTTGGGCAGGTCAGTCAGATTACCTTTGCACAGGCTGACGCATTACAAAAGATGGTACAAACCGCTACAGGAGCCATAGACTCTGCGGGTATCTCAGGGAGTATTAACGGTGAAGCAACGGCTGCTGGTATTAGTATGTCTCTCGGTGCTATTATTAAGCGCCATAAGCGTACACTGATTAACTTCCAAGAGTCCTTCCTAATCCCCTTTGTAACCAAAGCTGCACACCGATACATGCAGTTTGACCCAGAGCACTATCCTGTCTCTGACTATAAGTTTAATGCTACGTCCACTTTGGGCATCATGGCCCGTGAGTACGAAGTAACGCAGCTTGTACAGCTCCTACAGACCATGAAGGCAGACTCTCCGTTGTATACGTCTTTGATTAGTGCAATCATTGATAATATGAACCTGTCCAACCGTGAAGAGCTGATGCAACGCCTAGAGCAAGCAGGACAGCCCACTCCAGAGCAGCAGCAGGCCCAACAAGCCACGCAGCAGGCTCAGATGGAGTTCCAGCAGTCTCAGACAGCGGCCCTCTCAGGGCAAGCTCAGGAGTCTCAGGCAAGGGCGCAGAAGATTGCTATGGAAACACAGCTTATGCCTCAGGAGCTTGAGATTGATCGCATGAAGGCCGTGACGACTAACTTAAAGTCTGGCACTGAGGACGACAAAGAGTTTGAGCGTAGACTTAAAGTAGCCGATATGCTGTTAAAAGAGAAGTCTATGAAAAAGTCTACACCTAACAACACTATCCCAATGCAACCGAGAGGGCCTAATGGTCAGTAACAGAGAACTAGAAGAAATTGTAGCACAAGTTAATCGTAACTTTGCTTTACTTTTTGAAAGACTGGAGGTTTTAGAAAGTGCCGAAGAAGAAAGACTCAAAGCTGGAAAGGGCGGGAGTAAGCGGTTACAACAAGCCAAAGAGAACGCCTAACCATCCAACTAAGTCACACGTAGTCGTTGCCAAAGAAGGTGACACAACAAAGACAATTAGGTTTGGACAGCAAGGTGTGAGTGGTGCGGGTAAAGCCCCTACAACTGAGAAAGAGAAAGCCAGACGCAAATCATTTAAAGCTCGTCATGCGGCAAATATTGCAAAAGGTAAAATGTCAGCGGCTTATTGGGCCAACAAGGAGAAATGGTAATGCCAAAAGTAGGTGGAAAAAGCTATAGTTATGACAAAGCTGGTATGGCGGCTGCTAAGAAAGCAGCTAAGAAGACTGGTAAGAAGATGACAATGGCAAGTAAGAAGACTAAAAAATAGCTTGACTTTTTGTCTAAAATATGGTATAATATACCTGTACATTAAGTACACAACTTTAATCTGTCCTTTAAAGGAGAAACAGTGAACGATCAAGAATTTGAAGACTATACCAGAAGTATGCAAGAAATGTTCCGAAGCTCAGGCTGGGAGTATTTCTTAAACGATCTCAGAGGAAGCGTCCCAAACGTCAACTCCGTTGAGGTCACTAAAGACTTAACAGACTTATTCTTTCGTAAAGGTCAGCTTGCAATCATGGCTAATGTTCTTAACCTTGAAGCACAGCTAGAAAGCGTTATTGAAGAACGCAATAACCCACAGGACAACGATCAGGAGGAAGCCGCTTAATGCGTCTTCTTTTTGACTTCAGATGCCCTGACAATCACGTTACGGAGGCCCTAGTAGCCTCCGACGAGACAGAACACACCTGTGGTTTATGTAATAAAATTGCAACTAGAATCATATCTCCCGTTCGTTGCTCACTTGACCCCATTAGTGGGGACTTTGTAGGTGCTACTATGAAGTGGGCTAAACAACGCGAACAGAAGATAAAACTAGAAAGAAAGGCAAACTCGGAGTAGACCTTTCTTATACAAACCATGTCACTCCATAATACGTTAGTACGGAGATTTAATAATGGCTACACTCTTAGATGAGCGTCTTGATGACGAAGAACAACCAGACGAAACTGAACAGGCTGGTGATTTTGAAAATGACCCTGTAGAGCAGGAAACTCAATCAGAAATCCCAGACAAGTACAGAGGTAAATCCGCAGAAGATCTTGTACGGATGCACCAAGAAGCTGAAAAGCTCTTGGGCCGTCAAAGCTCTGAAGTAGGTGAACTAAGACAGGTTGTTGATAGTTATATTCAGACACAACTCTCAAACCAACAAGCACCACAACAACAAGAAACTGTTGATGAGGTGGATTTTTTCTCGGATCCAGAAGAGGCCGTTAAACGGGCCATTGATAACCACCCAAAGATCAGAGAAGCTGAGAACATCAGTAAGCAGTACCAAAAGACCACTGCCCTGTCTCAACTTCAGAAAGATCATCCCGACATGCAAAACATTTTGACGGATGATAAGTTTGCGGAATGGATTAAAGGCTCAAAGATACGGACTCAACTGTACGTACAAGCAGACAAGCAATACGACTATGAAGCTGCACACGAACTGTTTACCCTTTGGAAAGAACGTAAGCAGGTTGTACAACAAACAGCTAATGCTGAAAAGCAAGGTCGTAAGCAAGCTGTAAAGAACGCATCAACTGGCGCAGCCACTGGTAGTTCTGAAACGAAAACGAGAAAGATTTACCGAAGGGCAGACATTATTAAACTTATGCGTACAGACCCTGAACGGTATCAATCATTGTCCGATGAGATTATGAAGGCTTACCAAGAGGGGAGGGTACGAAACTAATCTATTAAGGAAAAAATATTATGGCTACTTCAGTATGGCCCAGCCAAACAGGTGCAGTAGATAATGCTCGCGCCGCAACGTTTATCCCCGAAATTTGGAGTGACGAGATTGTCGCTGCTTATCAAGCTAACTTAGTACTTGCTAATCTCGTTAAGAAGATGGCAATGACTGGTAAGAAAGGGGACACCATCCACATTCCTAAGCCTACCCGTGGCGTTGCTACTGCTAAAGCAGCAAAGACCGCTGTAACGATTCAGGCAGACACTGAGAGTGAAGTACAAGTCGTTATTGACAAGCACTTTGAATACTCTCGCATGATTGAAGACATCACCGAAGCACAAGCTTTGTCTTCACTACGACAGTTCTACACTGGTGACGCAGGGTACGCCCTTGCCAAGCAAGTGGACAACGACCTCTTCACTTTGGGCAAGTCCTTTGGTGACGGTGACGGTTCTGACTGGACTAACAGTGCTACGTTTATTGTTAATTCAGGCGGTACTGGTGTTGAAGCTTATGCAGGCGCAGGCACTGTAAACGCATTTACTGACGCTGGCTTCCGAGCTTTGATTCAGAAGATGGACGATGCAGACGTACCGATGGACAACCGTTCATTTGTTGTACCTCCTTCACTGCGTAATGCAATCATGGGTGTTGAGCGTTATGTGTCTTCTGACTTTGTTGACGGACGCAGCGTACAGAACGGTAAGATTGGTAACTTGTACGGCATTGACGTATTCACCACCAGCAACTGTCCTTTGACGTACACCACGACTGTTAAAGCTGCCTTCCTTGTCCATAAGGACACGATGGTTATGGCTGAACAGCAGGGCATCCGCTCACAGACTCAGTACAAGCAAGAGTTCTTGGGTACGCTTTATACCGCAGACACGCTCTACGGTGTTAAGACGTTACGACCAGAATCAGGTTTTGTATTGGCTGTAGCCGCTTAATCTATAAAAATATGTGTGAGGGAAAGCCTTAGGGCAAGTACCTCACTTTTTATTCATTTATTTTTTTAGTAACAGCGGAGAGCAAGTATGGCGATATTTAGAGGGGACGGAGGATCTGGAGATAGTTCTACGGATGCCTACGCCAGTCAAATAGCAGTATACGCTCAAACTGCTACTACAAAAGCAAATGAAGCATCAGCTTCTGCAAGCGCAGCGGCCACAAGTGCAACTAACGCTGCTATCAGTGAAACTGCCTCAGATGCAGACGCACTTGTAGCAGCCATCAGCGCCACCGCAGCGGCAACTAGCGCAACCAATGCTGCATCTTCGGAAACTAACGCTGGCAATAGTGCAACCGCCGCCGCAACCAGTGAGACCAACGCAGCCACAAGCGCGACTAATTCAGCAACCTCTGCAACCGCCTCAGGAACGTCAGAGACGAACGCAGCGGCTAGTGCTGCCACAGCTACTACTAAGGCTTCAGAAGCCGCCACAAGCGCCTCAGATGCGTCTGGAAGTGCTACAGCGGCCAGTACTAGCGAAACTAATGCAGCAACCAGCGCCACTAACGCTGGGACAAGTGAAAGTAACGCTTCCACCAGTGCCTCCACAGCGACAACTAAGGCAGGGGAAGCATCCACCAGTGCTACTAACGCAGCAACGAGTGAAAGCAATGCGGCTACCTCAGAAACCAACGCAGCGTCCAGTGCCACCAGTTCAGCGGGTAGCGCCACTACAGCGTCAGATAAGGCAGGTGAGGCAGCAACAAGTGCAACTAACGCTGCAACTTCGGAAACAAACGCAGCGACTTCCGCTACTAATGCTGGCAACTCTGCAACGGCTGCTGCTACGTCTGAAAGCAATGCTTCTACTTCCGAGACCAACGCTGCAGCCTCCGCAACCAACGCATCTAACAGTGCAACAGCGGCGGCTACGAGCGAAACAAATGCAGGTACAAGCGAAACTAACGCAGCATCCAGCGCAACGGCAGCAGCAGCTTCGGCAGCGGCAGCAGTAGCTACTTTATCAAACTTAAACGCAGACAACATGACAACTGGTACGCTCTTAGGCGGCACTTACTAACAAGGGAATTAAACAATGGCTACAACAATTGTAACTAAAAGCGGCTCAGGTGCTCCCACAGCCTCCGATTTGGTAGCTGGAGAGCTTGCCGTAGACTTAACAAACAAAAGACTGTACACGGAAGACTCAGGTGGTACTGTTCTTGAAGTGGGGTCTAATCCATATAACTTCACAGCAAATCATGATGGGTCAGCCAAACTAGCCACCACAGCCACAGGCATAGACGTTACTGGTAGTGTCAAGGCGGCTGGGGTTGAAGTTGGTACTTCTTCTGACTCTTACTCAGCAGTCTATATACTCTCATCCATTACTGGTGAGTCTGAACTGCGTATGGGTGATACAGACACCGATGCAGGTTCTATTGCTTACACTAACTCTGACGACACAATGACGTTCAGAGCTGCTGCTGGCGCAAGAATGACCTTAGACTCCACAGGCATTGATGTCACGGGTACGGTCACGGCGGATGGGCTTACTGTTGATGGTAGTGTTGTTATTGACGCCGCCGTACCATCCAGTCAGTTCAAACAGTCTGGAACTGGCAAATATCTTACAGGCATTTCAGCAGTACCAAATGGCGGCGTGACTGGCTCAGTTTCTGGCGACTGGTTTGGACGTACCGCTGGCGGCAAAATGTTCTGGTCTACCGACGATGGCGTAACGGCTGACATGGTGCTCGACGCCAGTGGGAACGTGGGCATTGGTATCTCGCCTCAATCTTTTACTGATTTAATGGTTAATACAGCTACTGGCCGCAACATAAGCATTTTTGATAATGCGGCAGGAGCTACCATTGGCGGCTTAACTGATGCAGGTGCCTCTGCACCTTTACGATTAGCAGGTTCCCCTTTGATATTCACAGGAAATGGGGGTAGCGGCACAGAAGCCATGCGCATCGATAACAGCGGGAACGTGGGGATTGGGGCGAGTGTCTACGAAGGCTCGGTAACTTCTAATGCGTCAAGCGTTTGGATGAATCCAGCTGGTTATATTTCT